CATCGTTAAGCATCCATTCACGGAACTCTAGCCACTTAGGATTCTCAATGCCGTAGACCTCACGGGCTACCCAGCAGGCGGCAATCATACCACTAGCAATACTTCCGGCGGCCCCCATCAATCCGCTACTTCTTGACGCACTAGCCTGAGCCATTGCACCCTGATAATTAACGTCCTGTCCTCGCTGTTGCAAGGCCATATTAATACCTGCGTTGTAGTCAAATAACTGCGGACCCATTTGACCTGATGCACTATCCTTTGCCTGTCCTATCAATTGACCACCTAGATTAACAGCAGAAGAAGGACGACCTAAGATAGTATTACCTACGTCACCTGCTAGCTGACGGTTCATATTGAAAGCCTGTTGTCCCATACCTGCGGCTTGACCTCTAAGTCCAGATAGGTATTGCTCACGGCCCATCAGTTGTCCAGCAACCGCACTCTGATCCGATACACGCCCTTGACGTTGTGCCATTCCTAGTGCCTGTTGATCTACTAAGCGTTGTTGCTCAGGGTTAAGACCCTGCGCGCGCTGGTAAAGATCCTCTGCCATAGCAGTCTGCTGCTGGGCTAGTCCTGTGCTGTAAGGATCAGCACCACGGTAAGCCTCGACCACTTGAGGTGCGAAATCTTGTAATGCACCTACGTCGTCCTCACGTTGTAGCTGTAACTGCTCACGTTGTAATGCGCCTGCACGGGATGACTGCTCCTCCAATAGGTCGAACAGACCTGGTGTAGCTGACTGCATTCTGGTAGGAGATAGTTCAGAAAGAGTTGCTTGTTGGGACGCAATTTCTCTTTCAAGCTCTGCACGCTTTGGGTTTGCTTCTTGTGCTTCACCACCCCGTCCAAATGGACCAGTTCTTGTGCTTGTTGAAATAGTTTCTGGAGTCCTAGCTAGCTCTGCTTGCAGTTGGCTGATGCGGTCCTGAGCTTGCGAGTAACGAGGGTCGGCTACTTCTCGCTCTTTTAGACCCGTAGCAAATGTGTTAATGTCTTCAAGCTCTAGTGCAGCATATTGGGGACGATATATACCCTCTGCACCAATCATTCGATCTTGCAATCTAGGGTCAGTAATGCCCTGGTAAGAAGAAAAGTCCTTGCCGAATAAGTATTCGCCTCCAGCCTTAGCTGGGTCAACTTGTGCTGGTGGTGGTGGTGCTTTTGATGATCCCATAATGTTATATCGCTAGTATTTTATTAAATAGTCTGTGGTTACTTTCAACGCGTTTCATTGCTCCGCTCCTTTGACGCATCATTATTAGTTTTTTTTGCATAGCTTCGGGGCAAATTTCTAAACCCTTACGGGTAATTGATTTTAATGCTTTAGTACTGGTAGCGTGAAGGAAGCCGATCAATATGCCGTTGGCATCTTTATCGTCTACCTCCCAATTTTCGATAAAACTAAAATCAGCTTTTTCATCACAATTATACCACATACATAAACCTCTAATTTCACCTCGTTCATCCTGCTCTACAACAAACGTATCCTTCGCAATGTGGTAGGCAACAAGAAGTTGCATTAACTCCTCAGGCCACCCCGCCAACACTTTTCCGTTCTCGTTTTCAGCACAAAAATCCACGACCTTATTTATAAAGTCAATGGCTTCTTTCTGTTCAGCATTTTGCAATGCTATTTGAACTGATTGCAGGAGGGGGTTCATTAGTGAACAATAATTTTTTATACAAATTGTGTGCAACCCACTATAGTAAATGTTGTTTCTTTTGTATTTCCACTTAAAGTAGGTTTAATAACTAGATTAGTTTGTCCTTGTGTTACAGGGCAAAAAACAGTTCCACGTGATTCAGATGTTTGGTCTTCTGGCGTGTCGCAAGAATGACCCAGAAGAATGTGATCATTCCCATCGGGAAATGTTGCCTTAACATCGGCTATAGTTTCTACGCTTATTCGCCTACACGATGCGGTAATTTCAACATAAAAACCAGTAACCTTTGCTGCGTTAAAACCTGTGCCAACAAAATTAGCAATTGGGTATGTGTGAGTTGTAGTTGATGTATCGGTTTGTGTTATAGTTAAACTTGAGTTACTGCTGATCCCAACATAAGATGGAGTTAAAGCGTTTGCATCCACATAAGCCTTAATGCTCTGCTGAGTAGCAAGTGAAGTATTTGAGTCAGATGCCATATCATCTTCGTCCAATATGGCAACCTCTGCTGGTGCGGCTGCGCCGCCGCTAACATTGCCTAGCACTTTGTAGTCATTTAAGTTTTCAATCTTAGCCTTAGTAACATTGCTGTCTGCAATCTTTGCTGTCCCTACAGCATCGTCAGCCAGCTGAGTGGTACCTATTCCTCCATTTTTTACAATAATTTTCTTTGGAGAAGAACTGTCTAGGGCTGTTGTAGTGTCATCTACGGCTCCCGCCGAAAATGTTGCACTATCAACTAGCGCATTAAGGTTAGTTGCCGTGACCTGATCACCTGTTGAAAAATCTGTTCCTTTTGATAAAATTGCCATTATTCTGCTTTGTTAGTTGAACGGAAGGATATGGACCCATCGGCTTCAACGGCTCTAATCTTTGGTCTTCCTAATGTATTATTAATTGTAAATTGGATTCCGTAACCTCGACGGTTACCTATTCTACCACGGATGGACACATCCTCGGCCTCATCTAGAGTTGAGCCAACGAAGTCACTGAGTGTGCCTAAGGGCAGATCAAAATCAGGGTTCTCCGTCTCAGCAGATATATCAAAGTCAGATACTGTAGATGCGCCGGACTCAATGTGCATTTCAAACTGTTTCCAGTTCTTTCTTTCTAGATTACCAAGTGTGTATTGACGAGTAGTTAGCGAACCCTGTACGTTGATGTTCTTTTGTGACCCGCCAATTTGAGTGATCACTCGGTCAACTCCATCAACCCGTTCGTCTAGTTTCTGAACGCCGCCAAGGTCATTGACTGCATATACTCCTCGAGCATCGCCCTCACCCGTAACTAATAGGTTAGAAACGTGGAAGTCCGTGTCAGCTACTTGGTCAATACTTTCCCACTGCTTGTTAAGGAAGTTGTAAATTATTATAGCGTTGTTCTTGGTTGAGGAATCCAGAGGAACAGCCAAAAAGTATCTGTTATCAAAGTAAACGCCCACGGAGTTCTGCCAGTAAGCCTTGTTTATTCTTTGGATAGTTACGTTAATTGGCTCACTTAGTGGAGTCTCAGTGCCACGAAGGTTGTACTCATCAAAGAACTGAGTACTATAAACCCCGTTATCAGAAAGAAAGATAACCTGGTTACCGACCTGTGTAATAGATTTGCGAGCTACGCAACCAACTTCGTTAGTTAGAAGTCGAGTCCTAGCTTCTTGTAGGGACGTTGTATTAGTAATTAAGTGAATACTATTACGATTGAACACCATAAGGTTGTCCTCCGAGAAGGAGTGCAGTCCTACGTTAAAGTCAGCTTCACCGGCATTGAATCTGTACTGAGCATATATCTGGTCATAGGTATCAGTGTCCAGGATGTCGGAGGCTATGACTTCATCGAGTATTCCCCTGGAGGTAAACGAGTCCGTTGATGCATCAACACTAAATTTAAATGGCATGACTAGCCGACGTTGATGGTATGCCGCATATGGTGGAGCGGGCATATGACTGAACCCTAATCCAACAGATACTCGCTTTTGCACAGTTCCGTTTTTGTTTGTAGCATCAGCCTTATCCGCAATAAAAGTAAAAGTCGTTGTACTTGGTATTGATTGAACAACAATAGTATCACCAACTTCATAAGTAGAACTACCCGCGCCAGTAAAGGTTAAAGTATCCCCTACCAATAAAGTAGCTACCGCCGCAGTACTAGCAGTGGCTGTTGCTATGCCACTGGCGTAATCAATGTCAGTAAGTGAAAGGGGAATCGGCTGAGTATAAGTGCCGCTCGATACCTTTGTAAAAGCTGGTGTTCCGCTAAATGAGCCGTTCCACTCAAGTGCTGTCTGTCCATCACGGAATATAAATACTTTGTTAAATGCCTGAAGCATGGATGCTGTAGATGATACACCTACTCCAGTCGGATAAGCAATGTCCGTAGTTGCTCCGGTAGCTATATTTACAGCAACCCCTTTTGAGTTCGACGCAAATATAATGTATTGACTGGCCGATGCATTGGGATCCGAAAAAGAACAGGAGCCATAGATGGCATTAACAGCACCATCATTTAATATACCGAACTTAACCGTTGCAGTCCCGCTAGCCGTTCCGCTGTATGTTTGGTCAGCTATAGTAATCTGTGTGCTACTATTCTTCGTGAATGCACGATCACCATTGACCGCAGGAGTAAGCCCGGATACACCTGATACATTAACCGTTCCAGTACTTGGAAAATTAGTAGCAGTAACATTTGTTAGAACTACGTCTCCGCCAGTCTGTGTAGCTGTTACAGATGTATCATCCGCTACCAAAGTAAATGGAAGAGTAAGAGCGGCTGCACCCGTGGACAGTGGGCTAACAATTAACTCAACCCCCTTTCGCACCTGTGCTTCGCCCCTTCGATCAGTCCGCAAGTTTCTTGAATCAGCAAGCAGACCCGCTGGTAGCTGATCAGGTCGCATCCGATTATTAAAACCAACAAAGCCAACATCTCCATCCTTGGAAATGCGATCATCTAAGTTAGCATATGTACGGTATTCAGGCATTAATTATTATTTAATCTTAGCTAATGTTTTTTTCAATTTATCAATTTCGCTTTGAATATAGTTATTTTTGTAATCCGTATTCTGTGGACCCATTTTGGCCTTGGCTCTTGCTATTGAATCCTTAAGCTTGTCTCTTTTTGCGTTAGCTCTTGATTCATTTCTGCCTTGAACACTCTGTTGATATGGGCTTAACTGGTTAAATTTTGCCTTTTTTACTGTGGCTTGACCAGTTTTAATTAGTTTATTGGCAGCTTGTTGTGCAGTTGGAGGTGAGAGTCTCTTTGTCTTTGGACCCTGTGTTACCCTAGTTGCACTTGAATCTGTTCTTCTGCTCAAGGAACCTAAAGCTCCTTTTACGGAGTCCCGTAATTTAGTAATAGGGTTTTCTTTTTTTAATTGACCGGAGGCACGCAACGATTTTACGCGCTGCATACGCGCCTGGCGACCGAATTTTTTTCTGAATTGATTTGGCATTGTATTGATTATTGATTATTAACATTTCCAACGTTTCAAGGCTAGTGCCTTCCGCGTTGGTCTTCCTTTTGAATCCTTCATTGGACCCTTAACGCCAGACATTCTGGCACAAAATGATTTCTTTCTCGCTAGCTTCTTGCCCTTGGGCTTGGATTCCGTGACCGGAGCCTTGAGGTTAGCAC